ACACCAATGACAGCTGCTGGCTATCAAATGAAGCGTTTGAAGGTAGACTCAACATTACACTTACCGAGTTTTTGTGGTGTTCCAACTATACATGGTAGTGTTGCAAAAGAGGGAGCATTAGCAATAGATACGTGTGGTGCATTACTTTATATGTGGACTAGAACAGGTGGATGGGATACAATAAATGTAAGTGGTGGCGGTTCATCAACAGACACAACATCACTTAGTAATAGAATCAATCAACGTATTGATTCATTAATACGTAGAAATGACAGCATTTTTGCACGTAAAAATGGGATTTTTGTATTTCAATATAAAGATAGTGTAGGTGGTGGTGGTGGTGATTTTTGGAAAACAAATGGAACAACTGAATTAACAGGCACAGTCAATATAAACAGTAACAATACAATTAATTTTGCTGGTATTGATGAAGATTTGCAAAAGTTTCAAATAAATGCAGCGGAAATAAATTTTGGCGGTTTAAGTGGCATTACGGACACTTCAACATACAAACCATTAATTATTAGCAATTCCGGTGTTGTACAAAAATCTGAATCATGGTTTGGTGGTGGCACAACCATTGATACAACAAACCAATTTGTAAAAAGATTAGATAGAACACCGGGCAAAGATTCAATTATTTATTTTGTTGGTGCTAATAGGTTTGCCATTAAAGATAGTGTTGGAAGTAATCCCGCACCTGTTGGATATTATGGAGCGTTTCAAGATACAACAACACAAACAGCTGCATTGATAAACACTGCTTATGGTGTAAAATTAGGAGTAACTGATTTATCAAATGGAGTAACAATATCAAATAATACAAGAATAAAAATAGCAAATGCTGGGATTTATAATATTCAATTTTCTTTGCAATTAGAAAAAACTGGGAGTGGGAATATGATTGCAGACATTTGGCTAAGAAAAAATGGAATTAATTTACAAGGTACAACAGGTAAAGTAGTATTAACAGGTAGTGCCAATGCTTCGCCTGTAATAGCCGCTTGGAATTATGTTATATCTGTTAGTAGTAATGATTCTTTAGAATTAATGTGGGCAACAAGTAACGATAATGTTGTAATTAAATCTGCTGTAGCAACATCTCCACATCCATCAATACCATCTGCAATTTTAACCGTTACACAACAAAGTGGAATTATGGCAGGGACCGGCATAAGTCCTTTAGATACAGCAAATATGTTAAGCAATTATGCACGAACAAATTTAGTAAATACAAAATTGAACATCAGTGATACAGCATCAATGCTTAGTAGCTATTCAACACGTATAAATGGTAAGCTAAATATAGCAGATACTGCTAGTATGCTTAGCAGTTATTCTACACGTATAAATGGTAAATTAAACATCAGTGATACAACAGTTTTTCAACGTAAATCAATTCCATCTTATACATTTTTAGCAAACAATACAACTGCAACGGCAAACGCTCAAGCATTGCCCTTTAAGGATACGTCCGGCACTTATACCGGTTCTATTGCTTGGAATGGGACTGCGCCAACATCGGGAAGTCTTAGTTATAGATGGACACGAATAGGCAAGATGGTTACAATTAATATTTCTTTAGTTTATGCAAATGCCGGTTCAGCTAATACACAAGTAGTAGTTGGGTTGCCATCAGATGCACCAACACCAACAAAGCCAGCAGGATTAACTGCTGCATCAAATTTGTTATATCCAGCAATAACTCAAATAAATGTAGCAAATCAAACTACTTTAACAAGTAATACAATGCGTGGTATGTTACGAAGTAACTCGTTAAATAATGGTTTTGAATTTTTAGTTAATAGTGCATCAAATGCAGCAATAAATTGTTTTATTACTTGTACATATTTTACTGATTAATTATGAAACATATTCGACAAATAAATAGCGTAAATACTAATACTTATACAATAGTTGATTTATCTAATTATGATGGTATAATGGAAGAGCATCCAATATTTAATGCGTTCCCTAATGCTTTTGAAATTTCGGAACAAGATTTGCCTGATTTTATACAATATGTAACTTATGAGATTGAGGAATTAAATACAATTATAACCAATAAACAGTCATGAACCAACACGATCCACCATTAACGGCAATTAGCGGAATTTGTGCAATAGTATCTTTATCACAAATACAACCTGTATTGACTTTTATTGCGTCTTTAATTGCCATTTTTAGTGGCTTATATTCTATTTATAAAAAATCAAAAAAGTAATTTATGAACAGTCCATTTTTAACATTGAATTCAACCGACTTTTTAAAAGGTTTAATCATGGCGGTATTATCAACCGTTATTACAGTAGTTTATCAAACTGTTGAAGCTGGTAGTTTAGTATTTGATTGGAAAGCAATCGGCACAATGGCATTAACTGCAGCACTTGCATACATCATGAAAAATTTGTTTACTAATTCAACAGGTAAATTATTTGGTAAAGAGCAAAAGTGATATTGCAAGGGATTTTAGAAAAGAGTTCCCAAATATGCCAACTTTAAAATTGGCTAGGATTATGTATGCAGATAACAATCTTTTTTTTAAAGATGTTGAACATTGCAGAAGTACATTAAGACTTATTGAAGGTAAAGCTGGTAAACGTAATCTTAATTGGTTAAAAAACAAAGATTTGGTTATGAAAGAATCACGTCCATTAAATCCTTACAATTTACCTGTATCATATGAAGAACAACGAGAACCTTATATATTGCCTTTATGTTGCGACAATATTCTGCTTATTAGTGATCTTCATATTCCTTACCACAACATACCTGCAGTCACTATAGCTTTAGATTACGGCAAAAAAGAAAAGGTAAATACTATATTCATAAACGGTGATTTGCTGGATTGCCATGTTGTTTCAAAATTTGAATCGAATCCAAAAAAAAGGTCAATTAAGCAAGAATTTGACGCTACAAAAGAATTTTTAGTACAATTACGCAAAGCATTTCCAAAAGCATCTATCTACTGGCTAAAAGGTAACCATTGCATCAGATGGGAAAAGTTTCTTTACTCAAAAGTGCGTGAAATATGGGATGATGATTATTTCTTTTTAGAGGAAAGATTACAGCTTAATTCTGTTGGAGTAAAAATATTAGATGATAAAGTTTTGGTTAAAGCCGGTAAATTATCTATCACACATGGTCATCATATTTTTAAAGGAGCATTTACACCGGTTAACCCATCACGAGGCGCATTTTTAAGGGCAAAGCAGTCTTTAATTGTTGGACATTTACATAGACCAAGCCATCATCCCGAAACTGATTTAGATGGCAAAATAATCAGTTGTTGGAGTACAGGTTGTTTGTGTGAGCTTAGGGCTGATTATTCGCCATTGGTTGGTAATACGATGCATGGCTTTGCTCACATACAAATAGCTAAGGATGGTGATTATACAGTAAAAAATTATTCAATCATAAAAGGTAAATTATGCTAAAAGAGAAAGTAATTTTTGAAGATAATGATAATGATGTGGAAAGCAATGAGGTAGAATACGAGATGATGACCGATAGCGAATACATAGCAGCTGCTATGAATGCTATGTGTGCGGTTGATATGGTTGATGGTGGCATTTTATCACATGAAGACAGAGATAAAATTGAAAAAATAAAATTGCAATCAATAAGAATAATTAGTGAATGTTTAAATACTTTGTACAATGAAATATTTGATGATACTGCTGATAGCAGTAACGACCTGGTCATGTAATCCAAGCGAAAAACTTGACAAATTAAATAAAAAGCATCCTGAATTATTGGCTAACTTTTGTAAGGATACGTTTCCATGTGTAACAAGTAAAATTGATACGGTAACTAAAGTTGAGTATGATTTTATTGAGATACAATGTCCAGGTATTGAGAATGTAAAAATTGATACGTTTTGGGTTACAAAAAATAAAACTAATTTCATTAAAGGTCCAGCAGTTGTAGCAACTGAATATAAAACCAATACAATTACAAAAGTTATAAAAGACAGTGCTGCAATAAGATCATGTGAATTTACCGTTATTGAACTAAATAATAAATTGAACGAAACAAACGAAAAAAATAGAAAGCTTCAAAATAAAGTAACCGCAAAAAATCGTTGGATAATGTGGCTTATAATAGCTTTTTTAGTAACGTTAATGGGTAACATAATACAATTAAAAAAATGATAGCATCAAAAAACTGCATAAACTTAATTAAAATGTTTGAAGGGTATAAAGCTAAAGCTTATTTATGCCCGGCAAATGTTCCTACCATTGGATTTGGTAGCACCATGCATAAAGACGGTACAAAAGTTAAATTAAGTGACACAATAAATGAGCAGCAAGCTGAGGAATTATTGATGTGGGAGCTAAAAAATAAATCCAATGCTTTGCATGGTTTAAATCTTAATCAAAATCAGTTTGATTCATTATTATCATTCATTTACAATCTTGGTATTGGTGCATTTGCTAATTCAACACTTAGAAAAAAAGTTTTAGTTAATGCTAATGATCCTGCAATAAAAGCTGAGTTTATGAAGTGGAATAAAGCTAGGGTTGGAGGCCAATTAATAGAGCTTAAAGGACTTACCAGGCGCAGAACAGCAGAAGCTGAGCTGTACTTTAAAATATAGTTTTTTGTTTAGTTAGTAAATACGGCCTATTGTATCTACAATTGGGCCATCTACAAAAGGGTACGGTTTGATTTTTCATTACCTCCGGTGTGTCTACACTGGAGGTTTTTTTATATCTAATACGTCAGTTTTGCGCTGACATTTAGGATATAATAAAAAAAATAAAAAATATTACATAAATATTTGGTGAATTAAAACAACTTCCTTTATCTTTGAATCTCAAACCAAATCAAACAACAAAATGAAGCAATCAACTAAAGACACAATTACCGTAATTATTTTTATCATTATTGCCTTATTAGGTGATTACATTTTTAACCAACTTTAATTTTATGCAAACAGAAACAAAAAAACGAGGGCGTAAGCCTATTCCTGACAACCAAAAAAAGAAACCCGTTTTAATTTACTTATCAGATGATCAGATAAATTTACTCGGTGGCCCATCAGCGGCTAAAAACATTCTAACTGATTATTCATTATTCAAAATCAAACAAAATGCAAAAAAAGAGACTATTCCAAATTCATGATTTTGTACTTCGACATGATACTATCATTGTACAAATACATGATAACAATTACATTGACAATACACTTACAATACCTATCCATTCTTTTATTCAATATTTACTCAGACATGACCGTCTATACTTTGAGGCCCAAGATATGAGTACAGGTCAACTTGTAACTAAAACCTACCATTTAACATTTGACAACTACTGGGATGAGATGGAGCGTGATTATAAAGAGCAAGACATTTACGATTTTATTATTTGTACTTGTGTTGATTTTACAAAAGCTATTGACAAGCTTATTTTAAGATTAAATCATAATCTAAAAAATTATATATGGTAAAACAATTAAAGAAATTGTATGACAAATTATTCAAATCAAAGGAAGATATTGAACACCAAAAAAAAGTGGAGTTTTTTAATCGAGCTGATTATCAAACAACAAAAACAAGACAGATTATTAAACCAAAAAAACCCTAATATAAAAATTTATGAGCAATTACTTCATCGATACTAATCAAAAACAAATTACTTTTACAGACAATCGATTCTACACATCAGAATCGGGAGCATTTATTCCTAGCGTTACAACCATCTTACAGGCTTATCCAAAAGATGCACATTTCTTTAGTTGGCTAAAACAAGTTGGTGAGGAAGCAGATACAATAAGAGATGAGGCCGGCAGACGCGGATCTATCGTTCATAGCCTTACCGAGCGTTACGATGCAGGTGAAGAGATTAACTTATTAGATAACGGAGGCAACATCAATTTTAAAATGTCTGAGTGGACTATGTTTGAGCGTTATGTTGAGTACAGGCAACAAGTAGAACAGGAGATAATGTTTAGCGAAATTAACTTTATTTCTGAGCTATTAGGCTATGCTGGAACAGTTGACCGTATTGTCAATATAAACGGCAAAACTTACCTTATCGACATCAAGACATCAAATACTATCTATGAGCATTATTGGCTACAATTAGCCGCTTATAATGAGCTTATAAAAGAGGCTTACAAGTCTATCAATGTTATTGACCATGTTTCAATACTTTGGCTAAATGCTAAAACTAGAACAGCCGGTAAAAATGGTGCTATTCAAGGTGCAGGTTGGCAGTTAATTGTTAGAGAAGATTCTGAGCGTGCAAATGACTTAAAACTATTTAACGCAACTAAGCTTTTATGGGATGCGCAAAATAGCGACATGAAGCCGAGAATTAAAACTTATTCATTAACACATAAATTGTAATAATGGTTAAACTTGGTCAAATATCATCAATAAAAAATATTAAACTTGGATCTTTAAATTCTATTAGAGAAAAAATACTAAAAAACGCTAAAATAGAGGCTGAGAAAAAAGAAGTTGTTATAGATGATATTATTTACCAATGCTCAAAATGTTTTAAGCTTAATATTAATCCAAAAGTAATGGAATTGTATTTTAATCTTAATACTGGTCAGCATTACAAATTTAGATGTAATTTTTGCAAGTTATTATCAAATACACATTTTAACGTTGGCACCGATACAGCCACAATAAAACAAATGGGATCAATAATTAAAAATTCTGCTATCTACCTTACCATCAGTGATGGTAAAATATGCAGACGTGTGCAATCTCCCACAGCGACATCAAAAGAGAGACAAACAAAAGATGGTAAGCTTATCCATGAAGAGCAGTATCATGGATGGAGTGGTAAAATTACTGACATTCAAACAAGGCAAACTGATTACGGCAAAGAGTGGAAAGTAACCATTGAAGATGGTGATACCAAAGCATCTTTGCAAATGAAGTACAGCAGTGGTTATGCATCTGCATTCCTTAAAACATTGCCAAATGTTGACTTGTCAAAAGATGTAGAATTGATGCCTAAATCTGAGACTACAGATGGCAAAACTAAGACTACAATGTTTATTAAGCAAGATGGCAAAGCTATTAAATGGGCCTATACAAAAGACAACCCTAATGGCTTACCATCTATGAAAAAAATCAAGGTTAAAGGCGTTGACGTTTGGGATGACTCTGATATGATGGAGCATCTCGAAGCAATGGTTAAATCTAAGTTTGCAAACAGCAAACAAGATGACTTAGACGTTCCGTTTTAAAATCCACTGGGGATGCGACCAGTTATCAACGCATTTTTAAATTATTCATCATTATTAAATAAACAATTATGTCAACAAACATAGATTACTTTGGTGATTTTATAAGTGGTATAGTGACATCAGAAGATAGATTACCATTTATTAAAGCTGCAGGAATAGAAATATTATCATCTGAAATTTATGAAGGCATTCCTTTATCTACAGGTGAAAAAATGTTTTACATTACTTTTAAAGTAACAAACATGACATTTTTATACTTTATGCAAGCCGGTATCAAATATTCAATGGACAAATATTATAAACCTTAATTTATGCAAATATCATTAAAACACTACGGAATAACTATAACAGTCGATATGCCTGATGATGTATCATTAGACGAAGTTTTTGAGCAATTTAACGCATTACTCATATCAGCAACATTCCAGCAAGAAAGTATCAATAATTGGATTATTGAGAAAGCTGATGAACTTAATAACGATAAATTATGTGGATAGCTTTAACAATAGAATTTGCTGTAGTTATAATAATATCTTTACTTTGGGTACATATTCTAAACGATAAAAATAATAACTACGATGAAGACGATTAAAAATTTATTTGGTATGGCATTACTTGCTGGGTTTATTAACCCGATATTTTTTCCCGATAATCAATATTGGTTTCAAGGTTTTGCTGGTATGCTTGCTGCTTTCATTGGATCAGGATTAATCTTTGGGTTTAAAGATTATGCAGTTGGTCCAAGAGACATAGGAAATGTCGGTGTAATGCCTAAAATTAATCAATCTTGGATGTTTTTTTTTATTGGAGCGGTTGCTAACTTATTATGGGCTACACTTTATGTATAAACGAATTATATGCGAAAGAGTATAAAATACAGCAATTTGCTCAAATTATACCTTTTTGCGTATAGTTTAAAAATCAATTAGATTATGCCAATAGATAAACAATATCATTTTATTGCAGGATTCTGCATATACATAATTGCACAGTTATACATGGAGTCAATACCTGCAATGATACCAGTAATAGCCATTGCAACAACTAAAGAAGTATACGATTATTTAAGTGGGAATGGTACACCTGATATCAATGATCTACTTTATACAATTTATGGAGCATTGCCATTATTAATTTTAAAATTGATACTATCATGAGATTATTATTTACCATTTTGTTGATGTCAACAAAATGCTTTGCTCAAGAATTTGAAGGCAACTTTATCAAAGCTAAAGCTAATGGTGGCACTGCTCCATTTACTTATTCTTTAAATAATGGTGCATATCAAATAAAAGATACCTTTTTTAACGTTCAACCAGGTAGGCATACAATAAGTGTCAAGGATGCAAAAAATTGCGTAAAATCGTCTGAATGCACGTTATACACTAATTTATCATTAAAGGCATTGGTATGGAATGGCACACAATACATTCCTTACGAGCAGTACATACCAACAGCAAATACTTTTTTATCCGTTAAGCTTATTGCTACTGGTGGCAAATCACCTTACTACTACAGCAGGAACTCCACAACAAATTATATTCAAAGCAAAATCTTTTGGAATGGTTTAAATAAAAATACACCGTACACATTCCGAGTAAAAGATGCACTTGGTTACATTTACACCATCATCATCACCCTTTAAAATAAACAAATGGAATTACGAGACTATCAGGTTGACTTGTCGACCAAAGCCTGCGACTTACTAACTAAGCATAAAATTGCTTACCTATCAATGCAAGTTAGAACAGGTAAAACACTAACGGCATTAAATACCTGCAAATTGTATGGTGCAAAAAATGTCTTATTTGTGACAAAGAAAAAAGCGACACTTAGCGTTGTTGCTGATTACGAGCATTACAAAAATGACTTAAAATGCTTTATAATAAATTTTGAGCAGCTGCATAATATCACTGATCAGTACTTTGATTTGGTGATTATTGACGAGGCACATTCTACTGGTGCTTTTGCTACTCCATCTAAACGGACAAAAGAGTTGAAAAGATTGTGCAAAGGTTTGCCAATTATTTATTTAAGTGGTACACCATCACCGGAATCCTACAGCCAACTTTACCATCAATTTTGGATTTCATCATTCAACCCATTTACGCAAAAAAACTTTTATACTTGGGCTAGAGAAGGATTCGTATCTATTGCGTCTAAATACGTATACAATCGTCAAATACACGATTATACAAATGCTAACAAGGAAGCCATTGACAAAGTAGTTGGTCATTTATTTTTGCCATACACACAACAAGAGGCGGGATTTGAGCAATTAGTAGATGAGCATATTCACCAGGTTACCATGTCAGACCGTACTTACATTGTTTGTAATCGTTTACGTATAGACAAAGTAATTACAGGAAAGAATGGTGATGTAATTGAGGCTGACACAGAAGTAAAGTTATTATCTAAACTACATCAGCTTTATTCAGGTACAATTATATTTGATGTTCCTATGTGTGATGAACAAGATTCTGCCATTACTGATGAAAGCAAAGTAGATTATATTTTTAAGACGTTTGAAGGCTTAAAATTTGCTGTTTTTTATAAGTTTAGAGCTGAACGTATGGCCATAATAGTTGGAGCGCAAAAAAGAGGCTTAAAATGGACAGAATCACCGGAAGAGTTTCAAGCAAATGAGAATATGATTTTTATATCTCAGTTTGTTAGTGGCAGGGAAGGTGTTAATCTATCTACCGCCGACTGCTTGGTGTGTTACAACATTGATTTTTCTGCTGTTACTTATTTTCAAGTTAGAGCAAGGCTACAATCTAAAGATAGAGTTGATCCTGCTAAAGTACATTGGATATTTGCCAAAGATGGTATTGAAGAGCGTATTTATAAAGCTGTATGCAATAAAAAAAATTACACTACATCTTACTTTATTGAAGAGGAGAAAAATACTTTAATCAAAGGTCCATTTGTAATGAATCTCACAAAACAAACTACTAACGTAGCACGTAATGAGGTGCAGATACAAGTTTATAAAAAAATGGCTTTGAATAGTTTGAAAAAATATACTACATTCGATGCCCGACAAATTGAAAACTATTTAGACTGCTGGTGCAATGATATGAAAGATAATCTTATCAGTGCTGGCATTGATTCCCAATCATTTTTTAAACTACTTATAGATGCGTACTTTTTGGACAGAAAAAGAGATTAAATTTTTAACCGATAACTACAGCGACATGAATACAGCTGATATTGCTACAATACTTAATCGACCATTGAGTGGAGTGTATGGCAAAGCTTACATAATGGGTTTAAAAAAATCAAAAGAATATTTAACAGTTATGCTTGAACGTGAGGCAAAAAAGTTGTCAGAATTTGGCAAAAATTACCAATTTAAAAAAGGTAATGTGCCTTACAATTATGGACAAAAAATGTCTACAATAATTTATGAGAAACTACAAAAAACAATGTTCAAAAAAGGTCAAAAGCCTCATAATACAAGAAATGAAGGTGACGAAAGCAAATCAAAATATGGTTACACTTATGTAAAAGTTGCAGATAATGACTGGCGTTTAAAACATCGTGTTGTTTACGAAAACGTAAACGGACCAATACCTGCAGACCATATAGTTGT